GCCGCGCTTGAAGCTAAGAAATGATTATCTTAGATCACGAACAGGGAACGGAAGAATGGCTTGCTGCTCGATTGGGCAAGCCGTCTGCCAGTAACTTTTCTAAGCTGATTACAGCCACTGGTAAGCCGTCATCATCTGCTGACAAGTACATCGACCTGCTTGTAGCGGAGCGCCTTACTGGTAAGTCTGAGCCGTTTTACACCAATGATCATATGGCACGCGGTAATGAGTTAGAACCAGAAGCGCGTGAAGCTTATGAGTTTATATCGGGCAACACGGTTACAGAGCATGGGTTTATTCTTGATGACTCTGAAGAGTTTGGCTGTAGTCCAGACGGTTTGATTGAGGGCGGTGGCTTAGAAATTAAGTGCGCTGCGCAAGGTACTCACGCTGGCTATTTGAGAGATCCCCAGATAGCCGTTAAGAGATACTACCATCAGCTTCAGGGTTGTATGTGGGTCTGCAATCGTCAGTGGTGGGAGTTGTTTTTATATCACCCAGAAATGTCTCACGTTTTAGTGAGGGTAGAAAGAGATGACCAGTTCATCGAAGCTTTGGCCATTGAAGTAGATAAGGCCGTTAATGTTATTTTAAACCAAGTGGAGAAACACCAATGAAAACTGTAGGAATCGCGTTAAATATCAACCTTAGTAAGTTAGATAAAAGCCGTTTTGTAACGGGCAAGAATGGCACCTATGCTGACCTAACCGTCTTTGTTGACCTGCTAGAGCTTGACCAGTACGGAAACAGCGGCGGCATTAAGATGGCGCTGAAAAAGGACGAGACAAAAGAAAACACCAAGTTAGATTTTGTCGGTAATTCAAAAGTGTTCTGGAGTGATGGTGGCCAGCCTATGCAGCAGCAAAGCGCCGCAGTTGACAAGGGTGGTGTAAGCGTTGAAGAGTTTGATGAAGATATACCGTTCTAAGGTAAAAAACCCCCCTACGGCACAAGTGCTTTCGGGGGGAAACCATAGGAGTTTACAAGGCAGGGGAACCTTGCCTAACTAGGATAACATAGGAAGTCGATATGACAAATGCAGGAAAGTGCCTTCGGGTAGCTCAGGAGCTTAACAGCATCAACAGTAGTAAGGTTGCCGAGCTAATGAACGTAAGCCGCCAGCGCGTGTTTCAGTGGCGTAAACAAGAGAATATGAAGCTACACACGGTGCAGGGCTTGTGTGAGATATTCGATTTAACGATTGATCAGTTTTGTAGGCTGTGTGATAGATAGTAAAAAACCCCCTGTTTTACGAGGGGGCTTTACTTTAAGCCTTGGGAAGGCTTATACTTATTGTGCGAAGAATAAGAAAGGTAATTATAGCTATATGATCTTATAGCGTCTACACAAACTCCTTTCTTATATTGCAAACAGTGCTTGGGCTTTAGGCTGTCGGTTCCTTAAATTAAACGACAGATACAGGGTTGACCCTCCCTACAGAGCCTTACAGTTAAATCGGTTTTTAGCTGTGAATAGTTTGGATATACGATACAAGCATTTGTTTTAACCGCTAAGTCGCTTTAGCCCTTAGTTCTTAAATTTTACTTTTCGAAGTAAAAGGGTTTATAACATCTATAGGAAATGTATATTTTAGTAAACAATATGCATAAAAACTTATTTAATGAAACACTTGGCGAGGCTTGCCGAGCTTAGGGGAAAGAGAATGGATCATATAGAGACAGCAAGTGAATTATTAGGAATGACTAATTCAGATTTTATAGATTGGATTAGTTCTTTTCAGCCTGATTACAAGACTTACATATCAGATGGCGGCGTTGGTTGCTTTTATACTGATGGCGATGATGGCTTAATCTGGTTTGATCCTGATTGCGAATCATTTGATGACGAAGGTGTCAGGGTTGAAGTTATGGGCAAATATTGCGATATTGATTTCCAGTCAATGCTTGAAATACACCAGAAGCTGTCAGGCTGGAATTACGATTAAACTAGAACTGTAGGAGGTTCACCAATGAAACAAGAAGAACGATTACTCGATTACTTATCTATTAATCCAACCATTACCAGCATCCAAGCCTTAAATGAGCTGGGTATCTTTAGGCTGGCTTCGCGGATCAGTAACTTAAAAAAGCAAGGCCATAAAATTACTAGCCGAATGGTTCCAGTGACTAACCGATACGGTGAGAAGTGCCATGTATCTGAATATTCGATGGGGGTGAAGAATGATTCTTAATACTGGAGAACGTTGGGAGCCTGAAGACACGGACATGATCGCATGGGCTAAAGCCTATCCAGCAGTCGATGTCTTCCAAGAGCTAAGAGCAATGGAATCTTGGCTTGACGCTAACCCTAAGAAGCGAAAAACCAAAGCAGGCATTAAACGCTTTGTAAATAGCTGGCTATCACGATCACAAGACCGAGGTGGTAGCAGTCCAGCCGTTATAGGTAAGCAGGCAGCAAAGCTAGACCCTCAAGGGATAACCGCAGCGCCAGTCAGTATTAAGTCGCTTACGCTTGATATGCAGCTAACAGACGTTACTTGGCTAGACCCTCAAGACGCTCAGATGATGAAAGAACATTACCTGAGTACCCGTGGCTTTTACTTTGACGGAGTTTTACGGAATGCCTAAGAGAACCTATGAGCCGCGCAGTGCTGGCAAGAAGCCTATCCAGTATGCCTTTGAAGGAAAGCACGAAAAGCTAGTTACTGGCGCTAAATATACGCTTGCTGAGATTGGTCTAATCATCGGCGTGAACGATAAAACAATGCATAGCAGAATGAAGCAAAAGTGCGCTATCACCGATAAGGAAGTTAGGCCAACTCAGGTGGCCTTCGGTGGGAACAACAGTGGCAGAGAGGGGCTTTATGATCGGCTAGAAACTCCTGACATGAAGCTTTCAGATAAGTGGCTGAGGGTTAAGTTATGAGCCAAGGCGATCACGTTAGAATCAACAGCAAGAAGGCGGTAGAGACACAACTGCCTTTTCTGCTAAAGAGGGTGGAGAGCTGGGATTATTCAACGCCACTTGTTATCAAGTTTGAGCCTTACGATGACCCGCGATCACTTGGTCAGAATGCCCTGTTCCATATCTGGTGTAGGGAGATGTCGGAAGTCTTTTTGAAGAAGGTTCCCAATGCCACCGAAGAAGGCATGAAGTTTATGATGAAGAGTATGTTTCTTGGCACTCATTCAATCTCAATAGGGAAGGAGACATATTCTGATCAGGTAATGCCACTGCCAAAGAAAAAGGGTGAAATGTGTTTCTTTATGGATCAGGTCTACGCATGGGCTGCTGAAAAGGATGTATTATTATCCTTACCGCAGTACAATGAGTACACCGCGCTGAAGCGAAAACAAGAGGAATAACAATGGCTAAGATGAGTCCGCAAGAGTTATTAAGGTTTGCAAGTAACGAAAGGCAAGTTGAGGTAATCCAAGCTGTCATTGAACACGGCTCTAATAACAAAGCATCAAAGGCGCTGGGGTGTGGACGCAGGACAGTTGATTTAATGCTTAAAAGGCTAGAAGCGCGTGCAGCATCAAAAGCTGTTGCGCCTCATAAGAGCGTAGACCGCGAAACGATGGAAGGCTTTGAGGCTAAGAGAGTCTCTACCGCTTACAAGGAAGACGGGTCTGTTGCATTGCAGTGGGTTATTCAGGAGCCAGAGAAGCGCAGCATGAAGCAGAAGCTGGACGCTATGCTCGAGGGCATGAAGGACGATCTGACTGAGTTTAAGAAGCCAGCAAAAGCCCCTAAGAAAAACAACGCAGACTATCTAGCCATGTATATGATTGGCGATCATCACTACGGAATGCTTGCTGACAGCGAGACTAAGGTTGATGACGATGACTGGGACGTAAAGATAGCGACTAAGATACTTGTTGAATCTACTGACCGACTAGCTAACAGGGTTGGCAATGCTGAGGTAGGAGTGCTGCTAAACGTGGGTGATTTTTTCCATGCCGATTCCAGCGCCAACACTACGACTAAAGGAACTCCGGTCGATGTTGATACCCGTATCGGCAAGACCTTTAAGTTGGCTGGCCGGTTGTTTCAGGTTCTGATTGATAAGATGTTAGAGACTCACAAAGAGGTTGTAGTGATTAACGTCAGGGGCAACCACGATTCAGATATGGCTTGCCATTTATCTAGCTGCCTTGAGCTGCTTTACAGTAAAGAAAAGCGCGTCAACGTCCTACAAAACTATTCCAAGTTCATTCACTACCAGTGGTACAACAACCTGTTTGTCTTCCATCACGGCGACCGTATGAAGCATGAGCAGATATTGCAGGTGGTTATTAAGAATCTTGATGATCAGTGGAGCCAGTCAAAGAATAGATACTGTCACCTTGGCCACATTCACCACCACACGGCGAGAGAGGTGGGTTCTATGCACTTTGAACACTGGGGTAGCCTAACTGCAACAGATCAATGGCATTCAGACTCAGGCTACGGTTCAGAGCGTTCTATGACTGCCGTGGTCTATCATAAAGATCACGGCGAAGATTCACGGGTCAAGATTAAGGTAGAGGGCTAAAATGGGTGACGTTATTAACTTTCCACCGAAAACTATGCAGCTTCACCGCAAGTTCTGTGATGATTGCTCGAGTGTTCTTGAGTTTTGGATTGGTGACGATGATGCTGCTTACGGTATATGCGTTGAGTGCCTTAATGTTATTCCTAACAAAATTGAATACAGCGATGAATTATTGGAGGAAGAATAATGGTTGATCCAGATGTGAGAGATTGGGAAAGATTGAGAAAGGAAATACCAGCGGTGGAAAACAAAATTGATAGCGCTATGGCTGAATGCCACAGCATAAACCTAGAAGTCAAAAAAGATGCGATCAACCCAGATCATTATAAGACTGGGGCTGTCGAGGCCATTGATTGTATGAAAGCATCTATGAGTGCTGAATCTTTTAGGGGACACCTCAAAGCCACCGCAATGAAGTACCTGTGGAGATATGAAACAAAGCACCCTGACAACCCGCTACAGGATTTAAACAAGTGCAAATGGTATCTTGAGCGCCTTATTAAAGAGGTTGAGGGCTAATGGCTATTAAACGGGATGCAGCAGATAAGTGGTTTAGTGACGTAGTAAGGCAGAAGGCTGGCTTTGAGTGTGAGCATTGCCATAAGCAAGACGGCAGAATGGAATGCGCCCACATATTTGGAAGGGCTGCAAAGTCCGTTAGATGGTCAATGATGAACGCTGTATGTCTTTGCCATTACTGTCACCTGACCTTTACCGCCAACCCTTTAGACTTCACCGCATGGCTTGAGCAATACAAAGGCCAAGGGCATCTGGATATACTGCGGGAGAAGTGGCAGGTACTGATGAAGACTAACAAGCTTTTGAGGGCTGAGATAGCCAAACATTACAGGGAAGAACATAAGAAAATGCTTGCTAGTGAGAGCTATGAGCCAGTTTCGTACAATTAATTGATTTATTTGTCTCTAAAAGCTTTACATTTGTAAAGGATAATACGATAATTACACTTCATTCAACGAAACGGGATTTACAAAATGGCATACAAGATTGATCAAGAAGTTTGGGTAAAATGCGCTGGTACTGATACTTGGGTTATTGGAGTTGTTACTGGACAAACAGCCAAGCGAATTAAAGTTTATAACGAAGTCCGAAACTTAGAAGGACTTTATGCACCTTCTAGCGTCAAAGCAAAGTAATTAAGCCAGCCCCTTCGGGGGCATTCAAACCAAGGGGAAAGAAATGAAGCTTACAATGAAAAAAGTTAATCAAGCCATTCAAGAGATTGAGGCTGGCTGGGAGTTGGTTAAAGGTAACGGCTACTTCTACTGGGTACACCCCACTGATATGAGCTACCTTGATTGCGCGACTGTTGGCGTTTACAAGCTAAACGATTATAACTTAGATCGCTGGGTTGAAGAGTTTAAAGGCAGAAAGCCAGCTTTTGGGACTTGGGCTTATTACAAT